ACGACACTCTTGCCGAGATAGAAAAAAACACAAAAGGAATGTGATTATGGAGAGGAATGCTTTTATTAATGGCAGGAATATCTGGAGTACATGGGGTGCGGAATTGATGGACGGAGCTTTGGAGGCTATACTGACACCCCCTCCTGTGAAGGACTATATCGAAAATGACAGCAGGTTGGAACATGGCATACAGATTACTTCATCGCCTGAGATCTGCAAGATGGATTCTAGGGAGCTCACCCTGCCTTTTTTTATTACGGGAAACTCGCAAAGTGACTATCTGGATAAATATTCGTCCTTTGTATCCGAACTGGTAAAGGGTAAAATTGCACTGAAAATCCCGGCACTGGGAAAGATTTACAATCTGTACTATCTGTCTTGCGGCAAGTATGGAAGTTACGGAAAATGCCGGGGTAAGTTTATGGTCAAACTCAAAGAACCCAATCCGGGCGACAGGGAAGATATTGTATGAAAATTGAGATCAGAAATTCAGCTGGTACACCATGTTACCGGGATGTTGTCAGAAGAGGCAGCAAACGTAAGTTCACTCTGATGAAGGAGGACTTTATACTTTTGAAGTTCTCCCTGAAATCTCCTGTCTTTTTCAAACTGGGCGACTGGACGGAGGACACACGTTTCGGGCGGTTCGAACTATGCGATCTGTACAAACCCAAGTACAACAGGAAAACCGGGGCATACGACTATGAGCTTCAGCTTGACGCTTACTACTGGAAATGGAAAAACAAAATCTTCAAATATACCCCGGAGACGACCGGACAGGAGGCGTCCTGGAACCTGACCGCTCCGCTTGACGTACAAGCCGGTATAGTCCTTAGAAATTTGAAAGCTCTTGGTTACACATACAAAGGACAGGATTTTGTTTTCTCCATTGATTCCACAGTCGAAAACAAGTCCCAGTTGATGAGTTACGACAACATCAACATCCTTGACGCTTGTTTTGAGATGGCGAAGAAATGGGATTGCGAATGTTGGGTGACTGAAAACATCATCCATTTCGGGCGTTGTGAGTCCGGCGATGCGGTGGATTTCGAGATCGGGAAAAACGTGCAGGAAATGTCACAGTCAGAATCCCGGTCCACTTATGCTACCCGTATCTACGCTTTTGGTTCCACCCGTAACATACCGGCAGACTACCGCCCCATTGACGAGACCGTGGTTGTGAACGGTGTGGTGCAGCGCAGGCTGATGTTACCCGTAGGCACTCCGTACATAGACGCTTATCCTGATATGACCACCGAGGAAGCCATTGAACAAGTGGTTATCTTCGATGAAGTCTATCCCCGAAGGGTCGGCATCATGTCGGATGTCACCACTATCGAAGTGCCGGACAAGGTGGAGAATGAGGACGGCACAACCACCGAGGAAAAATGGAATGCCTACCGCTTCAAGGACACGGGTGTTAACTTTTCCGAGAAATATATCCTCCCCGGTCAGGAGCTGAGGATACGTTTCGCGTCCGGACTTCTCAACGGTTTGGAGTTTGCCGTGAAGTTCAATCCTGAGGGAAAGCCGGAGATATTGGAGGATGGCGGATGGAACCCTGAGGCACAGCTTTGGGAGATAGTCAGGAATGAGGACTATGGCAGACCGCTTCCTGGTGATGTGCTCTTTCCCCAGGATGGAGATGAATATGTGCTTTCCGGCTGGGACAGCACGAAAATAACCGAACTTGGGCTTGTGGGTGCCGCCGAGCAGGAGTTGAAGGAAAAGACTGAAAAGTACGCTGCCAAATCCAAGATAGACCCGAGTACCTATGGCTGCACGATGATGTCAAATGACGCATACCGTGAGGATGGCGTTCATAATTTCTATGGCATCGGTCAAAAGGTCAACCTTATCAACAAGGCTTATTTCGAGAACGGAAGACAGTCAAGGGTTATCGGATTTGAATTCAATCTTGACTATTCCTTTGACTCACCTGTTTATACTGTCGGGGAAACCACCGCCTATTCCCGTATCGGGGAGCTGGAGGAAAAGGTTGAGAGCCTTACCCTGAAGGGACAGACCTATACGGGCGGTGGTGGCAGCGGTGTGTATGTGATCGGAAGCCACGACTCCACCCCTGCGACAGACCATAACGTGTATTCCGCATTGCGCTCGCTGATCATGTTCATGCGCAAGGACACGGAGGAACGCACCGGTTTCCTATTATCCCTGTTGGGCGGAACCGTCATCAAGAAATACGCCAAGTTTGGTGATTTCGTTACTGGTGTATCAGGTGGTTACATAGACGAAAAGGGCAATCTTGAAATGGAAAGCGGTGTATTTCGTAAGCGTTTGTTTGTTCCTGAAATAGCCTATAACCGTACAACCTATTTCAAAGGACGTATGGTAAACTCCCCCGGTGGTGGTTGTACCGTATTGTCATACGTGGATAACGGCGATGGAACCTACACCATCGCTCCCGATCTGACAGATGCGGACGGATTGAGCCAGTTTGTTGATGACATCCTTACCACCTATTTTGTGACTAAAAATAGCGAAGGCAAACTGAACGGTTTTGAAGAAATGAAATTCCGTGTGACTGCCGCAGATTATACTGCCAAGAAGTTTACTGTCATTCCCCGTCCGGGGCATTCTGACTGGAAACCTGCCGAGCAGATGGTATTGGCACAAACAGGTAACTTTACGGACCCGGAACGTCAGACTTATATACTTATTGATTCAGTCAACGGAAACAACTGTATTACATTCTTTGACAATGCCAACACTTGGGACCCGGAGCCGGCGCAGATGCCTGCGTGGTTCGGCAAAAAAAAGGGCATGACCGTTAACGGAATTGATTGCGAGAAATATTCAGCCGTGTTGCAACAGGTCTTATTGACTGGGCTTATCTTCCAGATAGATGAGATAACGGGGAACAAGGTTCGTGTACCCTTGGACAAGGGTGAATGGGTTGCAGGGAAGTACGCCTACTATGACCGGGTGTCACATAACGGGGCTTTGTGGTTGTGTGTTGATGACAACGGAACGACAACAGAACCGTCAGATGATAATCCGGCATGGCTGAAACAAGTGGCGGAAGGGCAAAAAGGTGATCCGGGATTGTCCGTAGTAGGTGGCGGTCATTGGGAATCCTCCAAGACCCCGTACAAAGCCAATACAATGGTCACTCTTGCCAATTGTGTCTTTATATCCAAGGTGGAAACCTCCAATCCTCCCATCAGAATATTGCGTGTAAAAAGTGGCAATTTCTTAAGGAAGAAGGATGGCGGTTATATCCTTGCCGGGAAGTCAGCCGACTGGGAGGTTAACGAGGATTGGGATATGTTGCTTGACGGGCGTGAGCTAAAAGGCGAGAGCATCACCTTCCTGGGTGAATTTGCCACGGCTCCTGCCAATCCGAAAAATGGTGATTCATACCGTAACACGACTGATCGTGCTACCTACATCTATCAGGACGGAAGATGGCAGCTTATGATATCGGACGGAAAAGACGGTAAGGGCTATGAGTATATATATACAAGAGGCAATATCATAGATAACACCCCTGAAAAGCCGGACAGTCAGCAGAAAGATGGTTATATTCCGGAAGGCTGGACGGATAATTATCTTGGTACGGACGCAGACCATCAGGTTGAATGGGGTTGTACACGTTTTAAGGAAAATGGCGTATGGTCTGAGTTCAGTGATCCGGCTGTGGTGCATCGCTGGAGTAAGGACGGGGAGAATGCCATCATGGCGGACTTCGATAACGAGATGGTCAATGCAGCCCTTACTTCAGATGGAAAGGTCGTATCCTCACAGACTTGGAATACAACTGTCAGTATGTGGTATGGAACGGAAAAGCTCACGCTTGACAGCATCACCTGTACACCTGACACAAATCTTCTGTGTGCGACAGACAAGAATACGGGAGTGGTGACAATATCGGTATCTGCCGGAGCTACTCTTGCTGCGACAAACACGGTGAAGATCACAATCAGGGCTACAAAGAACGGGCAGCAGTATTCCCGTGATCTGTCATTCACTGTAGCCGGGGTCCGTGGAGGTGCGGACGGTTCAGATGCCGTGCTATACAGTATAATCGTTTCTGCCACTTCTGTAAGCAAGGACAAGAATGGGAACTACAGCGTGTCTTCCGTATCATGTTACAGGCAAAAGTCAGTGGGAGGCGTGATATCCACCACAACGGACGGTACATTGAAATACAGCATAGACGGTGGAACAGAAACTACCATAAACAACAATACAGCCATATCAAGCGGAAACTTTACGAAGACATTGAAGTTTATCTTTTACGTGAATGACCAGATAGTGGATGTTGAAACCGTTCCCATGCTTTCTGACGGAAAGGATGGTGCTGACGGTGAGAGCATCACAGCCGCAGGTCATTGGGAGTCCGCCAACACTCCGTATGCGAAAAACAGCACAGTATCGTTTGCCGGAGGATCTTACTTAAGCAAGGTGAAAACATCCAATCCTCCCATCAGGATCGCAAGGTTCAAGAATGGCAGTTATCGTCGCAAAAAGGATGGCGGATATATCCTCGCCGGCAGATCTGCGAACCGGACGGTACATGCGGACTGGCAGGAGATGGTTGCCCCCGTCGGACCGTCGGCATCCTACTGGCTGGACAGTCCTGTCAGCGTGATCAACTTCACTTCAACAGGCACGCCATCCCCGTCTGGATTCCTTGTCACTTGCAAACAGAATGTGGCAGGCAATGTAAGCACGTGCAGCACGCTTTATCTGGCAGCCCGCAAATACAACGGAAGCTGGCTGGCTCACGTAGGTGCTACCCTAAGCAATCAGATATCCGTTCCAGCGACAGCCGGATACACCCAGTTTGCCGTCCGGGCTTATAAATCCGCGTCGGACGCAAACGCATGGAATAATAATTTTGTCGCTGAAAAAGGGGTGGGTGTTGCAAATGATGGTTCCATAGGAGCGACAGGAGCAACAGGGGCGTTTCCCCGTGACAGAGGCGTATGGGCTTCCGGACAGACTTACGTCTGGAATGCGGATTACCGGGATAAGGTCATATATCTGATAGGGGGAGTTTATTATAATTTCCTTGTAAAAAATTACGGCGCTTCCGTTACCGCTGCACCCACATCTGTCAACGGTGATTCCAATTGGGAAGCTATGCAGAAGTTTGTGAATATCGCCACTGACACCCTGTTTGCCGATGGTGCGAATGTAGCCGGCTTCATGTTCAAAGACAAGGTTCTCAAATCTTTTAATGACAAAGGTGAAACTCTTCTTATCAACGGTGTAACCGGGTATTTTAAATGTAAGAATGCAGAGATTACAGGAACAATCACAGCGGATAAAGGACGTATCGGTCCGTTCTCCATCGCTTCGGGAATATTGTCCTCAAAGATCCTTTATGAAAATGAAACAAATAAATACGTCGGTTTCAATTTGTCTGCCGGACAAATTGAGTTTTATAACGAAAGGACATTTGCAAACGTAAGAATCGGGGGAAACACGCAGTTTGTCACCATTGAAGGGATTAAGTATGATGCTGGAATTGACATACAGAGTCCAAATGCCATGATCGGGATGCACATCAAGACTCCGAGCATTCCTCTATTCGTGGAGGGAGGTAACATTTTCCTTCATCCGAACAATGACAGCTATGTTTCTCTTCGTGGCATAGTTGGCAACTGGAGGAATATCTCTGTCAAAGCTTCATTGAACAACAACGATGATAATGTGATGTTTATTAATAGAGACAATATAGAAGTGACGCTTCCTCCGGATGTTCCGGGACATACTATATACTTCAAACGTATGAGCGGCGGAGTAAGATTGACAGGAGGACGGATCCTGCCTGCTCCCGGAGGACAGGAGGTGTCTTATATTGATTTGGATTTTGCATCCGGCTTCATTAAGTGTATGGGTAATTATTGGGTTATGTTTTATTGCGGATAATTTAAATATAAAGTATGAGAATAAATTTTGCACAATTCCCTATTTATGATGGGATTAAAAAAGAAAAGCTTATAGCCAGTAACATCACTGAGGCCTTCGGTGACTGGATATATAAGAACGTAGCGGGCTTGAAGGCGCATCTCCTTGCGGAGAAAATCTTCAAGTCGACTGTAGATGGTGTGGAACTTGACGAAGAGGAGGTGGATATCATAAGACGCTCCACCTCCATGCTGCCCGGTCTGCTGGCGGACTCACTGAATGATTATCTGGATAAAAAGAAGGAGTAGTATGAAAGAATTATGGCAATTAATCAAGATGCTGTTCTCAAGCAAGCCGGGTGATTTTGATACTCCTGAGCTGCTTCCCATGAAGCATTATCCTTTCAAGAGATACCGTTTCATGATGTGGTGCGGACGGATGATATACCGTGCCGAGAACAAGGAGAACATAGATAGGTATATGCAGACCTATGCGGGTAAGGAAAGCTTGACGCACGAAACCATACACTTGCGTCAGGCACAGGTTATCGGCTCATGGGTAAAATACTACTGGCGGTATTTTGTCGAGTGGGTTAAGGGAAACCCTATCTGCCATCCTGCGAGTTCGGCATATTATACCATCTCATACGAAATGGAGGCGTATGCCAACGAGGGCAATTTGGATTATCCCGTGAACTACGACGGAAGCAACCTTTCCCGGTACAAGATAAAAGGTGGCAGGAAGAAGCTGTACAAATCGATTGGCGGCACTTCAAAAGCGTGGAAAACTTATATAAGAACTTTATAAAATTTGGATATTATGAGTGATTTGAATTTAGAAAATATAGTTGGCTTTAAAGCTGTGGATAAAAACGGCAACGAACGACAGGTGACCGTCGATGAGATGACAGAATTAGTTTCCGCACGGATTGTTTCCGCTGCATCAGAAATATCAACATTTGCTGCCGCTGCGGCAGCCGGAACAGATGAGTTTGAGGACCAGTTGCCCCAGTCCGACACCTTCTCTTGGCTCCGTACTTTGGACGGTTCCAAGAACCCAACTTTGACATCTTCTTCGGCTGCCGCGAAAGTCCTGGGAGAACTGATTGGGAATGCAACATCAAATAAAAGCGGGTTGATGAGTTCC